GAAATTGCCAGCAGTAGCATTACCAGTTGCAGAGATCAATCCGGCTGTTAAGAAATTGCCAGCAGTAGCATTACCGGTTGCAGAGATCAATCCGGCTGTTAAGAAATTGCCAGCAGTAGCATTACCAGTTGCAGAGATCAATCCGGCTGTTAAGAAATTGCCAGCAGTAGCATTACCAGTTGCACTTACTAATCCAGCAGTTAGAACATTACCACCAGTTATATTGGCAGTTGCAGAGATCAATCCGGCTGTTAAGAAATTGCCAGCAGTAGCATTACCAGTTGCACTTACTAATCCAGCAGTTAGAACATTACCACCAGTTATATTGGCAGTTGCCGATACAAGTCCAGCAGTTAAGAAATTGCCAGCAGTAGCATTACCAGTTGCACTTACTAATCCAGCAGTTAGAACATTACCACCAGTTATATTGGCAGTTGCCGATACAAGTCCAGCAGTTAAAACATTTCCAGCGGTAGCATTACCAGTTGCACTTACTAATCCAGCAGTTAGAACATTACCACCAATTATGTTACCAGTTGAAGTTACAAGTCCAGTTGTTCGTAAGTTACCTGCATCTATGTTGCCAGTTACGCTTAAATTTCCAAGCGTGCCAACAGAAGTCAAACTTGAATACAGTACATTTGAACTTAATGTATTGCCAACTAAAGCATTGGCATTTACACTAGAAGCTGTTACACCAGTCAATTGGCTGCCGTTACCAATGAAGTAGTTGCCGGTAACATTGCCGGCTGCTGAAACAAATCCTGATGTTAAAACATTACCACCAGAAATGTTTCCAGTGGTGCTTACTACGCCTCCTGGAGGTGGGATTAAATTACCAACAAAATTTGATGCTACAATATTGCCTGTAGAACTGATTAGACCACTGGTTAGTAAATTACCACCTATAACATTGCCAGTTGAACTGATCAATCCCGATGTTAAAAGATTACCACTGATTATGTTAGCAGTTGCACTAATTGATCCATTGGTTAGTAAATTACCGCCTATGATATTGCCACTTACACTTAGCAAACCAGTTACATATTCGCCCGATGTAGCAAACACCACTACATTTGATGTGCCGCCGACGTCGACCGTGATGTTGCCGCCTGACGTGGCAATATTGATATTTGATGTGCCGTTGTTGATATTAGCAACTGAAGTAATCACTCCGGTCAACAAGGCACCATTACCTAAAATATAGTTGCCAGAAACATTGCCTGTGGTAGAAACCAATCCAGTTAAATTTGGCAAGTTACCCGAGTAGGTTGGCATGTAGTTGGCAACATCTGCATTGCTATATCCAGCTGGTAGGCCAGTGATAAACGCACCGTTACCTAAAATATAGTTGCCAGAAACATTGCCTGTGGTAGAAACCAATCCAGTTAAATTTGGCAAGTTACCCGAGTAGGTTGGCATGTAGTTGGCAACATCTGCATTGCTATATCCAGCTGGTAGGCCAGTGATAAATGCACCGTTACCTAATATGTAATTGCCAGTTACGTTGCCAAGTACACTAAGTCCGCGTGTGGAGAAAACTGCAATGTTACTAGTGCCAGCTACTCCAACTGTTACGTTGCCGTTGATTGTTGGAATGTTTACATTACTAGTTCCGTTGGCCACACTGTCTGCTGAAGTTGCTTTGGCCACGCCGGTTATGAATGCACCGTTGCCCAACAAGAATGTGCCAGCAACATTTCCAAGTACGCTGAGTCCAGTGGGCGAAAATACTGCTACATTGCCAACAGCACTAACTCCAATTGTAACATTGGAGTTAGGTGCACCAACTTTGACATTTGATGTGCCGTTGTCAATTGACGTGCCGCCAGACACCACAATACCAGTAAGCAATGAGCCATTACCAATGAAGTAGTTGCCAGTGACATTTCCAGCTGCTGATACTAATCCATTGGTTAATATGTTCCCACCAGCTACATTGCCTGTGGCAGTTACTTGTCCAGTTGTTCGTAAATTGCCAGCGTTGATATTACCAGCAGAATTCAAACTTGCTACTGCAAAAGATCCAGACAGTTGAAGATTTGAAGCATACAAGTTTCCAGTGGTTGAAATTATACCATTGGCTAAAACATTTCCAGCATTGAGATTGTTAGGAGCATTAACATTACCGCCAGTAATGCTGGCTGCTGTTACTTCGCTGCCAGTGAAATCTACTTTTTCAGCATTGATCAACAGTGTGGTTGGGCTTAAATTGACCAGGTAAATGTTTGATCCAGTTGTACCAAAATTTATTTTGCCAGTGTTTCCTAATGTGAGACTACCGTCAGTTGTGATACTGCCGGACGCACTAATAGCACCCGACGCTCGAATGTTACTGCCTGTAATGTTACCTGTTGCTGATACTTGCCCAGCAGTCAGTACATTGCCGCTAGTGATATTGCCTGTTATGGATGCTAGACCATTGGTGATCAAATTGCCAGCAGTTAAGTTTCCTGTAGCAGTTATCAATCCAGAAGTTATTAAATTGCTGCCAGTAATGTTGGCAGCAGATGTTATGGTTCCAGCAGCAGATATCATGCCACTGGCAGTGATATTGGCACCAACAATGTTGGCTGTTGTGATAACAGGGCCTGTTAGCGATACCAAGTTGCCTGTGTATGTGGGCAAGAATGCAGCCACATTGGCATTTGAGTAGGTGGCCAGCCCAGTTATAAATGCACCGTTACCAATGAAATATTGACTGGTGTATATGTTGCCAATGGCTGTTATGGCAGCATTTGAAATTACGTTACCAGCATGAATGTTGCCAGTATCTATGTTGCCGCCGGTGATATTACCAAATGCTGATACAATTCCAAGTGTGGTTAAATTGCCGCCAGTGACTGTTCCGTTGACACTGATAGTAAACCCAGTAAACGATCCGCCTGGTGCATTGAAATTACCACCATTAATATTGCCTGTTGCCGATATCAAACCAATAGTGGTCACATTGCCAGCAATAACATTAGCACTAGCAGTGAGAGTAGTTGCATTTACTCTAGCAGCAACAATGTTAGCAGCAACAACGTTACCTGCAGTTGAAATTATACCGGCTGATAAAACAGCATTTGCAATAACTGTATTGGTGTCAACATTGTTACCAGTGATATTTCCAGTGGCAGTAATTGAGCCTGATGTTCTTAGATTGCTACCAGTGATATTGCTTAATGTAATAACCGGTCCGGTTAACGATGGCAAACTACCAGTGTATGTTGGCAAGTAAGAAGCAACATTGGCATTTGAATAATTGCCAGCCGGTAAGTTGGTTAGTAAACTACCGTCACCAAGGAAGTAACTGCCTGTAATATTGCCAAATGCACTGACATTGCCAGCTGTGACATTTCCAGTATCAACGTTACCGCCGGTGATATTTCCAGTAGCACTGATTGTGCCAGTGGTTTTTACATTTCCGCCAATCACATTGGCGGTTGTTATAACTGCGCCAGTTAACGATGGCAAACTACCAGTGTATGTTGGCAAGTACAAAGCAACATTGGCATTTGAATAATTGCCAGCCGGTAAGTTGGTTAGTAAACTACCGTCACCAATAAAGTAACTACCAGTTACATTCCCAGTAGTTGACAACGGACCACTTACAGTAATGTTGCCAGCATTGATTCTTCCAATATCTAAATTACCACCAGTTATGTTGCCAGTGACTGACAGCAGTCCAGTAGTAGTAACGTTGCCGCCTGTGATATTTCCTGACGCAGAAACTATATTACTTAAAACAGTATTATTGCCTGGTGTGCCTTGAAGAACAGTATTTCCGCCTGCAGGATTAGTAACAACGACGGCTGTAGCATTGGCTGAAATTCGAGCATCACCCAAATAAATTGTGCTGTTGCTCAACCACAAATCTTTCCATCGCTGCGTTGATGTGCCTAGATCATATGTTACATTGGCTGCCGGTAAAATGTTACCACTAGTGATCGTACTGCCAGTGATGTTGCCAGTGGCTGATATAGCTCCACTGCTTAATATATTGCCTGAATTTATAGTGCCAGTAGCAACATTGCCGCCAGTAATATTACCAGTGGCACTGATTGTGCCACTAGTTTTTAAGTTGCCACCAGTGACATTAGCAGTAGTAGTAACCAGTCCAGTTAGTGAATCTAAACTACCGGTATAAGTGGGCAAATAAGCAGCCACATTGGCATTTGAATAATTGCCAGCTGGTAAGTTGGTTAGTAAGCTACCATCACCAATAAAGTAGCTACCTGTTATATTGCCAGTTGCAGAGACAGGACCACTTACAGTGACGTTACCGGCATTGACTCTACCAGTGTCAACATTGCCGCCAGTGACATTGCCAACAATAGACAAACTACTACCTGCAATACTACTTGTGGTAATAACTGGACCAGTCAGTGATGCTAGACTGCCTGTGTATGTGGGCAAGTAAGCGGCTACATTGGCATTTGAATAATTTGCAGCAATACCAGTAAGTTGTGAGCCGTTACCAATGAAGTAACTGCCTGTAATATTGCCAGTGGCCAATACAGGACCACTTACAGTGACGTTACCGGCATTGACTCTACCAGTATCAACATTACCACTGGTGATATTACCAGTTGAACTAATTGCACCTGCTGTTCTTAAATTGCCACCAGTGATGTTGCCTGTGGTAACAACAGGACCAGTTAGTGAATCTAAACTACCAGTATACGTTGGCAAGTATGAGGCAACGTTGGCATTTGAATAATTGCCAGCTGGTAAGTTGGTTAGTAAGCTACCATCACCAATGAAGTAACTGCCTGTAATATTGCCAGTGGCCGATACAGGACCACTTACAGTGACGTTGCCGGCATTGACTCTACCAGTATCAACATTGCCACCAGTTATGTTACCAACAATAGACAAACTACTGCCAGCAATGTTGTTGGTAGTAATTACGGGACCTGTTAGTGATGCTAGACTACCGGTGTATGTGGGCAAGTAGGCGGCTACATTGGCATTTGAATAATTGCCAGCTGGTAAGTTGGTTAATTGACTGCCATCACCAATAAAGTAACTACCGGTTACATTGCCAGTTGCAGAAATTGGGCCGCTAACAGTAACGTTGCCGGCATTAACTCTACCAGTAGCAATGTTACCACCTGTGATATTGCCAGCAGTTGATATTACACCAGTGGTCAAAATATTACTACCAACAACATTGGCTGTGGTAATAACAGGACCTGTCAATGATGCTAGACTGCCTGTATACGTGGGCAAGTAGGCAGCCACATTGGCATTTGAGTAGTTGGTAACAATTCCAGTTAATTGTGAGCCGTTACCAATGAAGTAACTGCCTGTGATATTGCCAGTAGCTGATACCGGGCCACTTACTGTGATATTACCGGCATTGACTCTACCAGTAGCAACGTTACCACCAGTGATATTACCAGTAGCACTAATTGTTCCAGAAGTTTGTAAATTACCACCAGTTACATTGGCTGTGGTAATAACTGGGCCTGTCAGTGATGCCAAGCTACCGGTGTATGTTGGCAAGTATGCTGCAACGTTGGCATTTGAATAATTGCTTACCGGTAAATTGGTCAGTTGACTACCATCACCAATGAAGTATCTGCCAGTAATGTTTCCAGTAGCACTAACTATGCCGCTAGAAACTATGTTTCCAGCTCGTACATTACCAGTTGCAACATTGCCACCTGTAATATTAGCAGTAGTAATAATTGGGCCTGTCAGTGATACTAGGTTGCCTGTGTATGTTGGCAAGTATGCTGCAACGTTGGCATTTGAATAATTGAGATTGAGTCCGGTCAGTAACGCACCGTTACCTAAAATATAATCACCACTTATATTGCCGGTGGCACTAACTGTGCCAATAATGTATGCGCCAGTGTTAGAAAAAGTTACAACATTTGCAGTTCCTGACACTGAAACTAAAATGTTAGATCCTGATGACGGAATGTTGATATTGCTGGTGCCGTTTGACAACTTGCTACCAGCATTTGCTGTTATACCGGTCAATAAGCTACCGTCACCAATAAAGTATCCAGCACTGATGTTGCCAGTTGTGGTGATTATACCATTGGAGTTAAGCCCACCAGTGCCCAGATAAATGGCATTGAATCGCTGGGTTGATGAGCCAAGCTCATACACATCATCCGATCGCGGCAATACATTATTGTTGACTTGAATTTTGCCAATACCCGACGGGCTCAATACCAAATCACTGTTGATAACAGTGGTGGTTATGGTATTATTGGCAATGCGTACATTGCTGCCTACTGGGCCGGCTTGATAGATTTCAGTGAAATTATCGTTTGTATAACTGAAAGCTGTTCGTAACGGATCGCCTTGCCCGTCATCGGGTTGTGCGCCAGTATCAATTATTTGTTGTGTCATGGATATAGTCTCTAAACATATTTACCATGATTGGCTTGTTAAAATTTTGCCAAAGACAAAGAACTTTACATCATTGCAGTGCAAAATTTGTCAATTGTTATGTGTTGAAAATTTTTTAATTTGTCAAAATCTGCAATCTTGGCCGTTGTAGACCCGAGTACTCTAATGAATGTGACTTTGGGAAAGTCATCAGCAATGGCAGCAATCTGTCGAATCCAATTGCCAGTGTAAGTAGGAGCAGCGTCAATTGGTTTGTAAAATTCTGATCCAGCGTACAAGTTGTTGAACTTGGCATTCACAGTTGGGCCCATATCAAATCCCAGCAGATAGATAGTTTCGTGCCCATCTAGTGCTGCAAGTGCAATAGCATTAGGCCCTGAGCTGTTGCCATAGTATTTTTTTGGCAGCGACAAAGCACCAAGTGCCGCTAGAGGTTTACGAGTGTAAAATCTATGAGTTTTGCTGTAGCCAGACTTTTGTATCTGTTCAGAAATAGCACGATCTGTAGCAATCAAGCAGTCTGGTTCAAACTCTCTGTACATTGCATTGCAGCCGTAGATGGATCCTTGCAATTTTAATTTAGACAAATCTATATCTTTTCGGCTGACCCCGTTGCCACAAACAAATGCTACACTCATAAAAATCCTCCTTGTAGTTAGCAAGGAGGACGTTGGATACAAATCTAATTAAGATGTAACGTTATTAATTTGAGCCAACTGCAATGTGCCATTTTGTGCTTGAGCACCTGCAATAACTTCTGCGCCGGACCATGTAACTGTGCCTTCGTCTGTGAAGAAGTTGGTTGGATAGAAGTTTTCGTTACTTTGGTTGTTAGTACCAAGATTACTGTTGCTGTAATTGCCATAAGTCATGCCGTTCCAGTCACGCACCCATTTGTTGGTGATGTAACTGGCGTATACAGCAGAACTGTCGCCTACTGAATAACTTATACTCATGTATCCTGCCGCTGGCGTAGCTGTGTTTGACAACACACATTGTCCCACTGGGTAGGCTGTGCCAGTGCCTGAACCGATAGCAGTAACAGTAAAAATATCGCCTACCGCGGCGCCGTTTGGTGCACCACATGCTTGCCAATTGGTGGTACCAAGAGAAGAAATTTGGTATGCTTGTCCAACAACCATGTCTTCGTCAGCAGTGCTTGCGTATGTGTATGCAACCAGGAACTTGTGTGAACCTTTTTGACGGATAATACGACCTCCGTATTCATTAGCAATATCGTATGTAGAAGTGCCGTTAGCTAATGTAATATTAACCAAACAGTAAATTTCTGGATTTGTTGCACTTGGAGTACTGGTAGTAAATATTCCGCCAACCACACCCAAGTACTGAGATGAGTCAAGAGTTTGAACTGGTGAGTTGTATACTGGATTGGTTAATGATCCAAAATTTGGATAACCAGCGTCTGTCAATACGTTTTGATTGTATGTGGTAACTGGTGGTGATCCGGCAACAGTTGTACCTGCGCCAATATTTGTTTTTTGAATTTTAAGAGCTCTTCCCATTTGATTTCTCCTTATAGAAGCCCGATGCAGGTTCTAGCTGCTACGCAGTGGTGAGCTGCATAAAACGCCGATTTGCGTTGACAAGTATTTATGAAAAAAGTAAAATGGTGTTGAATGCAGCTTAAATACCACCATGAACACTGACCTTTTGATTGCTCAAGGCAACGAACTTAGAGCCCAACACCGTCCGCTAGAAGCCCTTAAATGCTATGCACAGGCATTTGTTGACGACCCTGATTCACCAAGTGCATGGAACAATTATGGCAATGTATTGAGAGAGTGCGGGCAACCAGCACGGTCAATACCGTTTTTAGAGCATGCCAGGATTTTAGATCCTACTAACGTCACTTCCGAATTCAATCTAGGGGTAGCATATCTAGCCATTGGTGACTATGCTAAAGGATGGCCACTGTACGAAAGTCGCTGGAGATACGAGCACTTGGCTGGCACCAAACCAAAACTGTCTGTGCCAGAGTGGAACGGTCAAGATTTAAAAGGCAAGACACTGCTAGTAGTAGGTGAACAGGGGCTTGGAGATCAGATACAGTTTTTGAGATTTTGCGGGCCGTTGCAGGATCTAGGAGCCAAGCTAAGAATACATGTGACTTCTAGCATCAAGCCATTGCTGATTAATACTCCAGAGTCAATACTAAGTGTGACATCTGACAACGAAGATATTGGGAATTTTGACTACTGGGTCAGCATGATGAGTGTGCCCAGAATACTCAACATCGGAGTCAGTCAACTTCAACATCACTTGCAATACATCACGGTTGATAATGAAAAAGTTGCAGACTGGGCCAAGCGTCTTGGGCCTAAAAATCGCATGCGTATTGGCATTGCCTGGTCAGGAAGAAAAGACTCCTGGATCAATCAACACAAGAGTATGCCTGTTGATGTAATGGCAGAGTTTGTTAGTAATCATCCCGAGCATGAATGGATCAGTCTGCAGGTGGATGCATCAGACGAAGAAAGCGCAATCATGCAAGCAGCAGGAGTAACTTGCTATCCTGGAACTATTGCAAGTTTTGCAGACAGCGCCGCATTAATGCATCATCTTGACTTGGTAATTTCTGTGGACACTGCTGCTGCGCACCTGGCAGGAGCATTGGGCCGTCCGCTGTGGATGCCGTTAAATCTATATGGTACTTGCTGGCGTTGGATGCAAAATACAGACAGTTCGCCTTGGTATACCACTGCACGACTGTTCCGTCAAGAAACATTTGGTGACTGGCAACCAGTGATTAAGAAAATTGAAAAGTATCTAAGCTGGTTTAAAATTTAACTCAAGTCGTGCTTCAAGCACTTGGCTGACTTGGGTTGACATTTTATCATGCCAGTCCGTGGTCAACAACACCTGTCGATTGTGCATAACTATAGGATCAATCAGTTGTAGTATTTCTTGCTGATCTCTACGGGCCAACTGCTGCATTTGTTCAAATGCCATTCTCCATCGACGATGATCATCAACTTCTAAATCATAACTTTCGTTAATGATATTGCCAAATGTTTGAAATCCAGCTTCTCTCAAAAAGTGCAAATATCGATAGCTAGATAACACAATAAACAATCGTTGGCAAATCATCACTCGGGCAATTTTTTCTGTAAAGAACACAAAATCTTGTTCTGCTGATGTTTCAGTAACCAGACTATATGCACATTGGTTATAGACAGATACCGGTGGCACCGAACTTATGCGAATTTCAACACCGTTAAAAAAACAATGTGCGCCACTGTGAAAATTTCTTGTTTCTGGCACAATCATATCTGGCTCATAGATAAACTTAGGACGAGCAGTCTCCACACCGTAATAGGTCATGATTGTTTTTGACGACAACACAGAGTCTTGTTCAATCCAATTGTGTATCAAAGTTCTATACGGTCGCTCTCCGCCCAGTAGTACATCAAACAACATGGGCTTGGTTGTAGTTGGGTCAAACTTATCCACATGCTCAAGCAGAGCAGGTTGTTTGTATGAATCAGCTGCATCATGCAACCAATGTTGCCAAGTTATCCAAGGATAATTATTTTTTCCAAAATTATGTTGACATGGTGTGACTATCAACAGGTTAGGTATCAAACAAATCCAGTCAAACGAATCGTTTATGTTGAAAATTTCTGTAACAAACAACACACATTCAATCTTTTTTTCACAAAAAATATGCAACTCGTTCTGCCAAATTTTCTTTGATTGTTCTAGTGGAATAGTTCCATCTTGCCTTGGCAGCATCAGTACCACATGTTTACCCGGCCAGGTGTTGATGTTATTCAGAATCTGTTTAAAGTCTGAGCACAGTGTTGCAGTTGGAAACTGACGTTGCAAGATGCTTATTAACGGCTGGCTTGGACCATCAGCAGGATCTGCATACAACCATTGTACAATATTCATGCTAACAAGTTTTTCAATTTGTTTAGTGCAGGCTCAGCTATTTTTTCCAAGAGAACCTTGCTGTTGAACAATTCAAAATTGTGTTGTATCATTGGAAGGTGTTGATAATACAAATGCTCAATATCATCTCTCTGCAGCATTGCCATGATCAACTGAGTTTTATAAGAATGTGAGCCAACTTGATCAAACTGGTCCCAAATTTCAAATCCAAAACTTTTTAAAGTTGTTGTGGTTTGGCTTGGTCCAAAGTTTATCACAAGGCATTGGCTTTGATATGCTTTCCAAGTTTTCTCACTCAACAACACTTGGTAATCATTGCATGTTTCACCTGTGATGTTTACGCAGGCTGTGTAGGCCACATGATTGTTACTGCCCATGTTGTCCGGCGGAGTGTTGCCTGATCCAGTGTAATCATAAAATTCTGGCCGGCTGCTATAAGGCAATTCTTGCCACCAGATTTCCATTTCTTCAGATGTTAGTTTGTGTTTTGGCACACTGTGATGAAAGTCACCAATCTTGTTGATAACCACTACGTCTCGTCTAGTAATGTATGGATGGATGTCACGAAACAATTTGATTCTGTGATATCTTGAACTGCCAGATAAAAATCCAACTCTATATTGTTTAGGCTGACCCAGTTGAAAATCTTTATTCTTCTGCTGATAAAACAACCAACTGGGCCACGGAGCCATGTTCGCAAATTCGTCACTGACTTCTTTTCGTATGTCAGGATGAAAAACAAAAAAAGACGTTGGATCCAAGTGTTCACACAGTTCACGGTAATAGCGTTCTGCTGGGTGAGGATTTCCGTCCAAGCACAGCACAGGAAATCTTCCTGTGGCTGCCACTGCCTGTGTTATCATGCTGACTGCACGGTCACATCCATGATTGAGTTGCAGGTGTGCATCGTCAAAAAATATCAGTTGATTTGACAATGTGTGTTGGTCAAGATATTCAAATTGAGATCTATGGCTGATTGCAGAATCCCAATCTCGGTCCCAGTAATGTTCTAACATCTTTTATATATTGTTAAAAATTACAGCCAACAAAAAAGGGCCTTGCGGCCCTTTTTTGATTTGGTAAAATACCAATCGAAGATTAGCTGAAACTCAAATTCGAAACGGCAATCTCGCCAACATAGTCACCGGCATTGCCGAATGAACTTGCGGTGTTGGTCAACTCGATGAAACCATAACGTGTCATGAATGACACCACTGGTTCAAAGGTTGTTGGATCCAACACAACGCCACTGCTCATCAAAGGAATGTATGGGCAGTAGAATGCAGGAGCGTCAGCTTCTGAAGAGCCTTTGTAGCCAACCAGAACTGGAGTTGTATCGCTGGCATAGCTGTCAACAAACACTCTCATAGAACCGTTCAATGTACCAACAAACTTGGTGTTTGTAGGTGCTTCGAAGGTGCCTTCTGTGGTACGAGCAAAAGCTGAAGTTGTTGCACTTTGCAACACTGTCAACGCAGCTGAACTCACAACAGCGTAGTTACCAGCGCCACGACGTGTACGCTGAGCGATCAAGTTAGCAACACGGTTGATCAACACTGCCAAAGCGGCGTGTTCGTCACCAACGAATGTAGCTGTACCTGAAACAGTAGCTTGGTTGTATGTGAATTCAGTTGTGGCCAATGAACGCAGACTCAACAAGATTTCTTGGTCAATCTCAGCTGTAATCTCTTGTGCAAGAGCAGCCATGATCTCTGCTTCAACGTCAATACCATGCATGGCTTGTGCGTCTTGAGCAGCTTCAAATGTCCAACGAGCTTGCAACTTACGTGTCTTAGCTTCAACAGCTTGTTTCAGGATCTGCACGGAGATCTGACGACCGCCGGAGCCTTCTAACACTGCTGTGTTAGCACCAGTGTAGATGTTCTGGGTTGGGCTAACCACACCAGCACTCACTGAGCTTGCTGAAGAATAAGCCTGAGCAATCAAGAATGGGCTCAATGCTTCTTGGCCAGCAGCGGTGCTAGTAGCGGCTGCTGAGTTGTCGTTCATGGTGTTGGCGTAACGCACACGCAAGGTGTGAATTTGACCAACTGGGCCAGTCATAGGCTGAACACCAACCAACTCGTTAGCAATAACAGTTGGCATCACGCGACGGATAACTGGAAGAATAACGCGATTCAGTGTAGCAATGTTGCCACTACCGGTTGAGCCGCCTGTTGCGTTTTCTTTCAAGTACTTGCGAGTGTTTTCTAAGATCACACTCATGTTGTTACGCTTGCTACCTTTGAGTCCTTCAAGAAGGGCTTCTTTGGTATCGTCCCAACGAGATTCTAATAGATTTTGTGACATTTAAGTCTCCTTATTATGTTTTTAGAGCCCTGCCAGGCGCTTGATGTCGATCACGTTGGAACGGTCTTCTTCGGGGCTACGGGCAGATTTATCACCAGTTACTTCAGACACACTCTCAACAATCACTTTACGGCTACTTGTTGGTTTGTTATCAGCTAGTACAGCTGGTAGATACTTTTCGAATGCGTTTTTCAAACGGGTAGTTTGGACACTTTCGAGCAAATTACGCATGACTTCTTGCTTTTCCTTGTTTAAGGGACGTAGCAGTTCATCCAATGTGCTGTCACGCTCATTGGTTTCACGAATCATTCGTATTTCGCGTTCTTTTGACTCAACTAGAACTTTTGCTTTCTGGCTGAGTTTGATGGCTTCGCCCAATTGACGATTCTTTGCAGCAACCATAGTTTGCAGTTTACGAACTTCAGCGTTCTCATTTAAGTGAGTTGCTCCAAATTCTGCTGCGTATGCTTCAAAAATACGACGACCAAAATTGTTCTCGCGAGCAACTTTGATGTCTTCGTGCAATTGTGTGAGTTCGGCCTTGAGATGCTTGCTAACAGCTTGACTCATCTTCTCAGCGGATTCTTTTACGAATCGTGATTTGAGTTGTTCAAGTTTGCCACGTGCTTCACGTACCAAACGTACCTTGGTTTCCACCACGTCACGTTTGTCTTGTGAGAATTCTTGAATTTCACGTGCCAATGCATGCACCACAAAGTTCTCAAGTTTATTGATTCCTTCGGAGTGCATCTTGCGGTCTTTGCGCAGTTCGCCAATTTCTTCAGCAAGTTTGGTAACCATAAAGCTGTTGAACTTTGTGGCTGATTCTTTCATGCTGGTTTGGAATTTGACGCGGTCTTCGGCCAGTGATTGCTTTTCAGCAATAACTTGAGCCAATTCTCCTGCGAGACCTTCTGTTACCATTTTGTCTAAGGCTTCTACCATCACTGTCTTGTCGTGTTCATAGCGTTGTGCAAATTCCTCGCGGAGCTCTACACGAACCTGTTCACGTGCTTCAGTGATTTGGGTTTCCCACGCTTCACTGATAGCACTGCGAGTTTCCTCGTTGATCAGTTCGCTATCTAGAAATGGTTTTAAACTATCTAACATAGTCTCTCCTTATATTTTAAGATCTTTGATCAAACGAGTTATCTCGCCGCTCAAGTATCTTTGTACCTTGTTGTCTTTGCCAGCATCCTTGGCTATTTCTAAAACTTTATGACCATACTTCATGTTAAGAAGTCCTTCATAGATGGCTCTAGGATATGCATGAGGAGCACTGGGTTGAGCAACAACATCAACAGTGACTATTTCAAAGTCACTGACATGTCCGTTGCCGTCGTTCACGTTGCCCGAACCACGACTCGAAACCCCTAGTTTTACACCCGAGTCTAACATGGTCTTGACCAGTTGTCCCATTGGGGTGGGTAATATTCTTAATTTTCCATAGCCGCAGTGTCCGTCCATCCACATTTTTTCAATAATGTGACTCACACGATCTAAATTAATTTTGAGATCATCTGGGTGATCTACTTCACCCATTACACTGTAGCCTTCAACAATTTGTTTGTTGATAGTATCTACTGCTCGAGAAATTTCGTTCACAGGGTATACACGTTCGTTGGCGTTTTTTACTCCGCCTTCAATGCATATACCTTCCATGAACAGTGTTTTTCCTTTGCCGTCAGGACTATCTTCAGACAAGATGCGAATCTTGGCCTGATTAAAATTAAGATGTTCCTGTAAATACGTTACCATGGTAAATTAGCCTTTACGGCCGCCTGGCAATGGACTCTTTGTGTTTACGCCAGCAGCTTGACCATTAGTTGGCTTGGTAGCAGGCTTGAGACCTTGTGTTGATTGAGCAGGTGTATTACCCACTCTACCAATCAATTCTTTTGTGGATGGTGCTGGACGACCGTGTGCTGTGTCACCAGTTGTGTGAACTGGCTTGCTGGCCATACCGGCTGCACCACTGTTAGCGGCCACTGTGGACTTCTTGTTGACGCCACCTTCTTCAGAAGTCACTGGCTTTGGGGCTGCTTTTAAGCTGATAGCTTCTTCCATTGGCATCATTTGGCTTTCTGTTTCAAACTCGTCGTCTTGAACTTCAATACCAGACATGTCAGGAGTGTCATCCATACCGCCCATTTCGCTGCCCATGCCGTCATCGCCGCCCATCATGGCTTCAAATTCAGCCATAAGTTCGTCTAATTTGTCTTCAAGATCAACCACGCGATTTTCAATATTGCCTTCGCCGTCATGTTCGTCTTCAATATCGCTGGTCATGTCATGACCCATTTCTTCTGCGCCGTCGTCAAATTCAGCGTCAGTCTCGTCATCTTCTGCCATGCCTGATTCTTCAGTTTCAACGTCGTCAATCATGTCAGCAGCTTGGCTTCCGCCCATGTCTTCACTCATGTCTGTGTCAACTTCTGTGGGTTCTTCGCCCATAGCGTTGTCTTCGTCTACTTCTTCTTTTTCCATGAGGTCTTCATAGATAGCGCGGCTTTTTTCCACCACTATTTGATGGAATAATTCTTTTGCTTTTGCGGTTTCGTCATTGATGACGTATTCGATCAGTTGTTCAAAACGATTGTTGCTCATTTAATAGCTCCTATAAGTATGTTGGGTAGATTCGCTAACCTGGCAAATCTATACCTATATTTACTTTAAAGGCAAAAACTCAGCGGTTTATGGTGTGTTTTTGCAACAAATGAGTAATATTACGCCACAGGCTGAGCCGGAGGCGCATATTGTTTGCGGATCAATTTGAGCTTGTCGTTGTACTCGTATGATCGTGTGTCTTGCATTTTACGCAATTTATTCAACTGTTTTAATGTGATTTTTGTCTTGCGAAGATCGCCAAGTTTTGGCTGCGTGTTGTCTTGACTTAGGTCTTGAAACGCTGATGGGGATCTTTCGTAGAGCTCGTTCAGTATCATGATATTATTTATACGCCCGACGGTGCAGGCAGGCTTCCGGTTGCAGGCTGTGGCATTTGACCACCTGGAGGTGCAACTTCTTGTCCTGGCGCACCAAGATCCATCATTTCCTCGCCGGTAGCAATATCCGACTCAATGCCAGCAGGAGTAACGCCAATAGAACGTAAATCTTGTCCTTGTGTGGTTTGCAATTCTGGAGTATCGCGCTCTTCTCTCCACATTTTTTCGTTCTTTTGTATTTCGTCTTCGCTTAGGCCCAAGAAACGTTCCAACATAAAACGCTTGCTCATGTAGGGAATTTGTTCCATGGCCTGGAAAGCAGTGATTCTAGTGTTGTCCAGTTCACTTTGGCGATAGCTGGCAAAGTTTTGTGGGGGATTAAACTTCAGTGCAAACAAGCCAGAGTCAATGTTAAATCCGCGCCATTTCAAAAACATCTTGAATTCATCATCAAGTTTTTGCATAATCAACGCTTGTAAACGTTCGCAATACTGGTTGAAACGATACTCTTGAATAAGAGCTGTACCCACTCTACCATCACTGGTCACACGGTCCGAATCGTCTGGACCAGTGGGCAAATAGCTGGATGGCACACGCAAACCGCGAGCCATTTTGTTGTTAAAATACTTTAAATCGTCAATTTCGCCTAGGTTTTGTCCACCTGGCAATACATCAACTGATGAGCCACGTCCGTCTGCCCCTGTGGGAAAGAAGAAGTCTTCGTTGATTGACAGCGGATTATAACTGCTGTCCATGATGTTTTGTCCACCACCGCCAAAGCTAGGGATTCTACGCTGGTGCATTTCGTTTTTTACACGTTCCACAAACTGCATGGCCAAGTGTGACGGCATGTTGCCCACGTCAATTTTGAACACTCTGCGCTCTGGCGCACGTTGCACTCGATATATCAACAGCGCATCTTCTAGCAGTTCTTTTTGTTTGAAAACTTTGAAAATGTTTTCCAAAATGCTTTTGCCAAATGGCCAGAAAGAATCTAAACCTTCGTTCAAGCTCAGATGTACTACGTGTTTGGCATCAATACAAGTTTCGTTCACAGCGCGGCTGAAACGGCTGGTACCAGTCATGGATGTGTTGGGTGCATTGTATCCGCCACCCTGCTGATAACTGCTACCAGTGGGTGGGTTTACCATGAAGTCTGTGGTAGTTTTTGCTGCCACAGTTAGATTTTGAAAGTTGGGGTTGATGTCACGAATGATGTACTGTTCTGGACGCTTGCCTTCTGATTCATTCACAATCACTCGAGACACCTTGCTCATGTCTACCCAGTACATTTCAAACGATTCTGGATCACGTACAAAAATCTGATCGCCGTACTTGATTGTATTACGAAACAGTTTGAATATGCGCTGGTCCAGCTTGTTCAGCTTGACCCATTGTTGCATCTGCTTGCGAATGATTTCTACTTCGTGATCAGTTGGATCATCGTTGTATTTGACTTCAAATGGCGTTTGATTTTGTTCATTCAACTGTGTAGAGAACTCTGAAATAATGTCCAAACATGCATTGATTTCTGAGTCTGTGTCCATGCTCTCATACTGGTTGTAACGTTCAATACGATTGGGATGGCCAGAGTAAACTTCTGGCAATCGGCTGGCATAGTTGCGGAAACTAAAGTCAGTTTCGGCAGAATTGGTTCTGCCATCGTTGCGTCCATATCCAGGTAAGCCAGAATCTCTTCCGCCAGAAATTGGACTCATTTGCCCAGATAGATCTGCTACTTTAAAGTATTTTTTCCACCCGGACTTGTTGTTACCAGAATTTTTGTTGTCGGCCATAGTGTACTATTTACCGTTAGGCCTTGGATGCTTGAAGTATCTTTGAACTGATTCCGTTGTTGCTGCGCATTAAATCAATCAGTTCTGCCATTTGTTCACTTTGCAACTGCAACAAACCAATTTGTCCATTCATGCTGGCTGTGAGTGCTGGCATTTCTACTGGAATAGTTCTACCACCCGATAGTGGAATCATTGCTTCGTCACCATGTGCTTGAACAGTGTATCCTGACTTGGGTCCAGACAGCACACCACCTTCTCTGGCGCCGTATTGAAAATGCACAGGATCTTTTGGAACTTTCTGATACAAGTTTTGTTTGTTTAACAAATCAATTGCTACTTGGTCGCCTTTGCCTTGTTGTATATCAACCGCCATACCGCGTTCATGTAGACTATTTCCTGGTTTGCCTACTGCCATACCACTAGGCCCTATTCCGGGGCGACCTGCTGCTACAGTTTCATCATATAGTCTTTTTTGGTCTTCGGGATCACGTTTTGCACTGTTTATAATGAGATTTTTACCAGTTACCTTATTGTATTCTGCACCAGCTTGCATCACAGCTTGTTTTAGTTGTGCGTTTAGATCATTAAAATTACTTTTACTTCCGGTGTTACCGGTGAATTTTAATAAGTTAGCTAGATCACCAGTAGACGGTTGAGTTGACGAAACTGGTGTTGCAGCCGGTGCTGCGGTAGGTGCAGGCGGAGGCGGTGCTGGTGCTGGTGCTGGAGGAGGCGGTGGAGCAGAGCTTGGTGCCGGTGCCGGTGCTGCCGCAGGTGCTGCCGCAGGTGCTGCCGCAGGTGCTGCCGCAGGTGCTGCCGACGCTGCCGGAGCGGCGTTTGGAACTGCTTTAGTTGTTCCAAGAATTCCAGCAGCTTGCTCATTTCCACGACCAGTACCTGATGTTCCTACATTTTTTCCAGTTCCTGGCAACGATGTGGCAACTTTTTCTGTAATTCCAGCCAGTTTTGACATAGCCCCAGTGACTGGATCCAATCCTTTGGTTATGAGATTTTGTGCTGCTTTGGTAGTTTCAACTTGTTCTTGACGCAGCGCCACTTGATTGGCTACTGCTGCTTCGGTATTTTTCTTTTGTGCTTCTTGTTCGGCTTTTGCTGTTGCCATCCGTTCTTCTGCTGTGCCTTTAAGTCCTTCAAACTTCATGGCATCCTGAACACTCAAGAATGTTTTACTTAAATCGCCTGTGGCTTTACCTAACGAACCAAATTGATCCAAATATGCTTTGCTGTCACGTTTGAGAAGATCCATTACATCGGTAGCTTGAAACGTACCCGATGCCAACTTGTTAAATGCGTCTGCTGAAGTTCTCATCAGCTTTGCACCTTCTTCACTGCTGGCACCATAGCCAGCAATGGCATTTTGCATGGCAATTCTAGTTTCTTTGCTCATGTCTTGACGCATGAGCAATTCATTCTGGGCTACTTGTTTTAATGCCTCTATATCACCTTCGGCTGCTTTTTGTTTTAGTTCTCTCTGAACTAATGCATATCGTTCGTTGGCTAAATCTTCTTCTTGTTCTTTAATTAAAGTTTCTGCAGATTTACCAGTTAGCTTGGTTAGCAAATCTAATTGTTTGACATAATCAGCTGCTCCTTGTGTGAGCTGTGCTGTTGTCATCTTGTTTGTGGCACCAGTTAACGATTGTATTTTGAGATACCCGGCCATGCCAGTGTTGATATCTCCTACAGTCATTCCCATGCGCAGGAATTCAGTTTGTAATCCACTTCTGTGAATGCCGTCTGCTACATCGCTAAATGTCTTGACACCTTGATTTACAGTGCCGCCTAACCGTGCTAATGCATCTGAATTGTTTGAAATTAGACTGGTAAATTTTTCAAGATCTGCATCATTCAGCGTCATTCCAAATTTTTGCACAGTATCCGCAATGCCACTCAGTCCACTAGCATTGGCTGCACCTACTTTACTGAGTTTCTGGTAAGTTTGAAAAAGTTGATCGCTTTGTTTGTTAACTTCAGAAACGTATCTAGATCCAGCAGTCAGGAATGTGCCAAGTAGTTTGCCAAAAATACCAAATTTAGATAAAAAAGATTCTAATGCATCTGCTGTGGCATTAATACTGTTATTGTATACCGACGCACCTTGCTCACCTTTGAGCAAGGCTTGACCCAAACCAAGACTAGCATTGCCTAATGCTTTTAAACTTTTATTCAGCTCAAACGTATAATTTCTTATGCCTTTTTGAGCGTCTTCAAACGCTATTTTTGTTTCGCGAGTTACTCTACCAGTTAATAAAAGTTCCTGGTTATACGCATCAAATGCACGTTGGATTTCTTCAGGGGATAGTGATTCAGCCATAATTATATTTACCGGAGACAAACATGCTACAATCAAACCCTTTGAGTCAATTTTTTAGACAACCTGCAATTCACATAAGATTGCCCAGCGGGGGCAAATTCTATCCTGTAGGGTCTATAAACATGCCCCCAAACGGAGAATTGCCTGTGTTGCCCATGACTGCTGTGGACGAAATCACCTATCGCACACCAGATGCATTGTTCAACGGCAGCGCCGTAGTTTCTGTTATTCAGAGCTGTGTTCCCAGTATCAAAGATGCATGGCAAATGCCCAGCCAAGACATTGATGCTGTGATGATTGCTATACGAATTGCCAGTTTTGGCCACGGCATGGATATTACTACTCGATGCCCGGCTTGCAATCATAGTGACGAAGTCACCTTAGACTTGCGAGCAGTCAATGACATGATTCATCCGGGTGATTACAATAAAAATTTAGAACTTGGAAATTTGAAGTTTCACTTCAAACCAATGAGCTACAAAGAAATTAATGTAAACAATCAAGTACAGTTTGATCAACAGCAAGCATTGAGAATTGTAAATGACGATTCTGCCGAAGACGCTGTGAAACTCAAGCAACTCACTGCCAGCATGAAGATCATCAATGATCTTACCATACGCACTATTGCACAGAGTATACACACAATTCAAACTAGTGATGCTATTGTTACAGAATTCAATTACATTTTGGAATTCCTCAACAACTGTGAGAGCAAGATTTTTAATAGACTGCGTGACTATGTGATTGATCTCAAACAGTCTAGTGAAATAAAACCTGTAGACATTTCATGTGCCGAATGCGCCCACCCTTACAAACAACCATTTACGTTAGACATGACAAGTTTTTTCGGGAACGCCTCCTAATCTCTAATTCTGATGATATCAACCAGTTGGTTGAATCTATGGAAACAGAATGCCAACAGATAAAAACTGAGGCCATTAGATTTAGTTGGTACATGCGAGGCGGCCTAACTTATGATCAAGCACTGGCATTGAGTCACAGTGATAGGCAAATAATTAGCAATCTTATCAAAGAAAATTTAGAAACTACCAAAAAATCTGGATTACCTTTCTTCTAATGGATATAGAAACCGTCACACAAGATATAGAGCAATGGATCGTGAACTTTGTGGAAGTTCCACATACTGCTCTTGGCGGCTGGCCACCTTGTCCGTACGCACGCTCAGCACGCATGAAAAAAAGTTATGACATACGAATAGGCATGGATCCATATTTTGATTTGCGGAATCAAGCACGTTGGGGCATGGGCAAGTGGGAAGTTATAATCTATGTGTACAATCCTGTGGCTTGTCCCGTTGAGTTATTTGCTGCCACTATAAAAAATGTTAACATTGAGCATTTGTTAAAAGCCAACATGATTGCGTTGGAAGATCATCCCTCAGACGTTGAGATGGTAAACGGTGTTTGCATGAACCAAGGTACATATGCCCTGGCCATGGTGCAAAGTCTCAGTGAGTTAAATGCCAAATCTGAAACGCTAGCCAGACAAAATTATTATCACAACTGGCCAGAGGAATACTTGACTGCGCTGTTTCAACATCGTCGAGATCCACAATGACACATCAGTTTGCCAGAATACGCTTGAGTGAGACCAACTATCAAGAATCTGTCAGTTGGAAATACATTCGCAATCCAGACACCGCAGCATTGAACAAAATCTACAGAGACTACTGCATGCACAAGAAATTTGCCAGTGTCATGCCCATATTTGACAGTCAGTACACTGATCTAAAGTCAGACGTAATTGGATACTATGACAATCAAGAACTGGTTGCGTTTAGCATTATCAAACTGTACGATCAACGCAATGCCCTGTGCTATCAGTTTGCGTGGAATTATCACAATCCAAAAAAACGACTGGGTATTGCTACCCTGCAAACAGAGTGTGCTATTTACAAGGCACGAAACTTTGAATATTTGTACTTGGATCAAGCACACTTGTACAAACACGCATTGGCAGGATTTGAAATACTAGGACCACTACAATAATATGTTTTCAGTACATCAACATTGGGACCCACTTAAAGTATGCATAGTTGGACAAAGTTATCCGCCAGAATTTTATTCTTGGATAACAGTTTCACATGTTCGATCGTTATTTGAAAAAATTGCCATAGAGACCGAAGAAGACTATCAGCACATTATTAAAAAACTAGAAAGTTTTGGAGTTGACATTCTTCGTCCTGATTTACCAAGTGTACCATTCATACAAGGTTCGTTTCAACCTCCGCCAATGTGTCCTAGAGATCATACTGTTATGATTGGAAATAATTTTTACACAGACAACCTCACTATGGATGCCAAACTTAAAAAATTTTATTTAAATGTCAAAGACTCAACTTGGCCTAATTGCAACACTGTAGACGATTTTTTAAAACTTCCAGACTACATTCAAACAGAATGCAAAACTGTTCATAAAATTGATGATAATGTGTTTCATCACCCAAGTCCATACAAAAAAATTGTGGAGTTTGTCAAACAACAAGGCAACAACGTTAAAACTGTTGATAATTACAATATCAATGGAGCAATGGTTTCTAGAATTGGTAAAGACTTGTACTTTGGTACAGAGTCGCATGACCAAGATCAAGATGACTACAAAACTTACATATCCCAAGAATTTCCAAATTATAGAAATCACATTATCAATACTAAAGGGCACTCTGATGGAACTTATTGTCCAGTTACACCAGGATTAATTATAAGTCTCAAAGATGTACCAACATACAAAGATACATTTCCTGATTGGGAAGTTGTGTATTTGCCGGGACAAAGTTGGGCCAAAGTTGCACCATTTTTAAAATTAAAAGAACAGAACAAGGGTAAATGGTGGATTCCAGGATTTGAACACAATCAGGATGTTATTGATACAGTTGAACAGTGGTTAGGACACTGGACTGGGTATGTTGAAGAAACTGTATTTGATGTTAACATGTTGATTGTTGATCCTAAAAATGTGCTAGTGTTTAACTATAACAAAACAGTGTTTGATGCATTTGCCCGATATGGCATCACTCCACATATTGTTCCATTTAGACACAGATATTTTTGGGACGGTGGAATACATTGTGTAACTAGTGATTTACATCGCGATGGCATGCGGCAAAATTTTTTTCCGCAAAGAGGATAGAATAACAACTTAACACAATTTAAAACTTATGAACATATTGAACCACATACCCGTAGTGCCCAACTGGCCCAAGCCCGGCATTAACTTTTTTGACATAACTGGCATTCTTGCCAACCCAGAAATATTTGACTACTGTTGTAGCTGGATAGAGTTTCAAGCACACCAACATAATGCTTCCAGTTTGGTTGCTGTGGAAAGTCGTGGCTTTGTGTTTGCAGCACCTGTAGCAAGGCAATTGAGTTTGCCACTTGTGCTGGTACGCAAACGTGGCAAGTTACCTGGTGCCACCATACAACACACATATCAAACTGAATACAGTACCGACACAATTGAAATGCACCCACATGCGGTCATTGGATCAAATCCTTTGATTGTGGATGACCTGTTGGCTACAGGTGGTACCATAATGGCCACCGCAGATCTAATTCGCAGTCACTGGGCTAATACCAAAATTTCCGCAGCAGTGATCATAAACTTACAGAACTTGCCCGGCGGCACAGCATTATCTCAACACAATATCATGTGGGAAGGGCTGGTTAATACAGATGAATGATCTTATACTAATTGCTATCCGGGAAGAAGCACCTGACCTCAGTCACATGATGAATTTGTTCTATACCGGCGCAGGCAAAGTCAATGCTGCTGTCACTGCCGCAGAACTTATTGTAAAATATCAACCTAAACGTATCATTAACTTTGGCACAGCCGGCGGTATCACAGTGGGTACTGGACTGCACGAATGCACTCAATTTGTACAAAGAGACATGAACTGTACGGGACTTGGTTGTGAGCCAGGACAAACACCATTTGAAACTGACATAGCAATTGGCACACTCGGATTAACATGCAGCACAGGCGATAACTTTGTGATGGATCCACAACTGCTCATTCCAGCAGATCTAGTAGACATGGAAGCCTATGCCATAGCCAAAGCCTGCGAGAAACATCATGTAGAATTTCTTTGTTTCAAGTATGTTAGTGATCAAGCCAATGCCACAGCTGATACTGATTGGCGTGAATCAGTTGCTCACGGGCAATTGCATTATGTCAACAAGCTCAAAGAGTTAAACTTATTATAAGACTTGCTGCACAAGTCTGTTGTTTTCGCTATCGCTCAACAACTAACTGTTTCTTTGAATTAGTATCATCCAGATTAACTGGTCATAATTCACCGTATGCACGGTGAACATGAGAGAGCATCATCCGAGTAGCCCAGTCATCTATTCTAAAGAGATTGTGTTTGCACACACGGAGGCGGTTGACCGGTACCCCCTACTCTAGCTTCACATATCAACGGAACCCTAGTGATCCAGAATAGATCTAAATCCTACGAGCATGGGTTGCTTTTTCACAGAGCCCAAACCATTTGCTGCCTTAAGTTAACAGTTGCCTTTGACGCCCAAGTCCGGACCGGGTATTGCACCGTTCCTCAATGGGGCTGAGTCAAAACACTCAGCACAGAGTCGTGATTAAATTCAGTTGATTATGTGTTGCCAGTCTGGATCAAATGTGTCTAGTAGGTTATAAAAAAATTTTAGATCTTCAGCATAGAGATTGTGTAATTCAAACAGTCGTTTTTTGTTTTCAAAATAAGATTTTCTAACACGATCTTCTAAAATGCGTTTTTCTGGATAGACATGAGAGGAATTTTTTCTCTCATCATTCAGTGGTATCTGTATATTGAAATCAAACTTGTTAAACAATTTCATAAGACAAATTTTGATTTGATCATCAGTTAAGATATCCATTGGAATCCAGTTTACTTTTTGTAATAATTTTCCATACGTTAGATGATAAGGTATTGAATGAAAGTCTGCTATTATAACTTCTGGTAGAACATGATTTGGATCATCTCTATGGTAAATGTATTGAGTCATGCCTTTTATAAAACGTTCAATTGGATGCCTGATGGTTCCAAATATTGTAACAGTATCAAGATTGATTTCATTGAGACATACATTTTTCCATCCCATTGAAGTAAAAAACTCCATGTAGTAAGTACATGCACATTTTGCAACAGGAAGATAAACTAGATTTTTATACTGATAAACGGTTTGATAAGAGTTGATCCAAAAATTTGAGTCTACTATTTGAGATTTTCTTTGTTGAAAGTGGTGTTGATTGTTGCATTCTTCTTGTATGTGCTTGGGTAAATTTATAAAATCAAAATAGTTATTAATAACCGGCCAATTTGGATCTTTTACGGAATTATAAAATTTCTGAATTTCTAAATCAATCATATCAAAGTTTGTTGATGATGTGTGAGCCATGCACACGAACTTGTATGTGTCCGTTATAATAATCTGTTGATTCTAATACTTTTCTTGTGAATTGTTCTCTTGCTTCAATGTACGAACATTCTGATTTTGATTTACAATAGTAAAGTATTTCTCTGGTAAAGTTTTCGGTGCCTAATTTGATTACATCTGCGGTCAATTCTGGGCTTGACCCGTAGTACTCTCTCCAATCTGAGTCAATCTTTGATCGTATCTTCTTCCGCTTCTTTATGCCGTTCTTTTGTTTGACTGTTTTGTATGTTGTTTTGCTAAACTTCGCTAGTTTTTTGCCTATGTACTTGCGTCCAGATAGATTATTTGTGATGCAGTACACAAATCCAACACATTCTTCGGGCAGTGTCTCAATTGGGGTATCTTGATAAAGCCATGTCATGTGTTTTTAGTGGGTTTGTCCTTGCTGTATAGTTATGCCTTGTGATCTAAATTAATGTAAAAAGTTGCCTCTTCTATCACTGTGTTTTGACTCACTGTGATAGCGTATTGTATAAAATTGCTAATGTCGGTTAAATTAATGCCATTACCAGTCCAGTTTGGACGACTACGACTGAGTTCTGTATCCAATCGGTCCAGGGTTATAAGTGTTGTTTTGAATGGCACTAGATTTTGTTTGAATGCCTGTGTGCCTTGTCGGCTTGCGTGTTCTAGTGCTGCCTTGCTGACTCTGTAGGTTTCAAATCTGGGTTCAGGAGCAACAATGTTTTTGCTGCCAGTTGATCCAATGTTAAAAATATGCCCAGTTTTGCCGGCAGCTTTCCAAGCGTCATACACTGCAAAATAAATTTGGGATTGTGCAAAGTTAGCCCAGTCTTCTTGTGGAGGCCCGTCAAATGCATTGTTGACAAACACATCAAAGTCTAAACTTATCTCGGCAATTTCTTTGGCATGTTTTGTGATGTCGTAGCCTTGTGCTCGGCTGATGCTAGTGCCACTAAATTTTTCTTTAAGGTGCAATCCTAATCCGCGATTTCCGCCGGTGATAAAAAACGTTTTGTTCATTTTTGTTTGGTCCCATACTTTGGTAAATTTCTTGCCGCATGTCATTGCACACTCAAACAATCGTTCAGGAAATGTATTATACTTCCAACTGGCCACAAGATCCGACCAAAACGAATTGTTAAATATTTGTTTTAGCGAGGTGTAATGAATGTTTAAATTATCTCTACCATGCCTGTCAACAAATTCTTGAACTTGATTCTTGCCATCCACTGTGCTTAGATCATGACTGCATGGCAGCACAGATTGATCGCGGAATCTAGCGTCACTTAGGTTGTGGTTTAACATGTTACACGGCAGCACCAGTCCGCTGGCATTGATAGCAACCTTGTTGCCTTTCAGTGAGTCGCAACATATTTCTGTGTTGGCAAAGTATTCTGTGGTGTCTGGGTATTGCTTTTTCAAATCTGGTAGTATGCTGATGCTTTTGTTTTTGTATTGTTGCAGAACTGTGGGTTTTATAACATATTCAGTTTGCCCTTGCCGATTCTGAACAGGCCACTGTGAAAATTCTTCCATGGTATTGTGATTTAAAAATCTACCTGTGGCACGATGTTTAAAATCTTGAAAGCCCAGACTGACACTTAACTGTTGTGCCTGATTAACTTGATGCTGATTGTGTTCAAATATGATATAGTTCCATACTGCACGGCCGCCGGCCTTGATATATGCAGTGGCATTATTAATAATCTTGTTAAAATCTGTATTGCGTCTGTACAAGTAATTGGTATCTTCAAGTCCGTCGATGTTAAAATCAACTTGTCCGTAGCCACCGATGATCTCTGCCAGTTCAGTCCAGTATTCTATATCATGTGCTCCGCCATTGGTGTGTATGTACAACCAAAGTGTGGGGCATTTCTGTCTAAAGTCACGCAATATATCCAAGAAGTCTGGATGCATGATTGGGTCGCCGTAACTGCCACAGAAGAATACTTGGCGCAGTCGATTGCACAGTTCTTTGGTAAACGCAGTGTCAATCACGTGTCTGGATAGATGCTCAAGTTTGAGATATGGATTAACCCCGGCACCGTTGTTATTGCGTGGGCATTGAGGACACGCAGCATTACAATAGGTTGTAATCTCTAGTTGGTATTCATCTATATTATTATAATTAAAATATTTCATGACAGAATACTAAACTCTTTATTGGCTAGCACTAGAAAACAATATTTTTCTTCAATGCTAAGATCAGGATGATTGTAATTCCAATTTTTTGCCTGCAACATAACTTTAAATATTTTACTTGGTAGATACATTTGATTGGCAGATAACCACGCCTCATAGTATTCTTTGCATGAATTGTTAAGTTTCAAATCTATAGTCCGTAGTGATTTTGCCAGTTGTTCCCATCCACCTAATATATGTTCTAGTAACAATGGTGTCTTGACTTCATGTTGATTTTTTAACAAATCATAACTATAGTTGTAACAGTCAAATTTATAAAGATCATCTAGGTTATCAAATTCAGACACGCTTGGATGATAGTCTGGTACTAAATTTTTTTTCCTACTGTTTTTGGCCAATGTTGCCTTGATTACAAAAGGTGCCAACTCATCACCAACTACAATATCAATAACAGGGTAACTGAACTCAATGTAACAATGACTCTTTAAGATCCAATGCTTGGAGGGATCATCGCGTTCTAACTCTAAAAATTGCTGATGCAATAATATTGGATCCACCAAATTGTAATTAATAAGTGACATCTTTGCAATTTGATCGTATTTGAATTTTTTTACATATTCGTAATCAATCAATGTTTGCTCCTTGCCGGCCAATAGGTACTGATTTTGACTGTAAACATTGTTAGATTCCAACAACATTTTTAACACAGTATCGCCACCTGCTCCTGATTTCCATCTTAATATTGTTATCGGCATATTATTACAGTGTTATCAATTAAAACACCTCCGAGCAGCGCAGTAATGTCTTGGGCAGTATATTTTAAGCGATTAAAATCAAATCGCTCAATAGGTAAACTTGCAATCACTCTACTGGTATATTTTTTATAAACGTCAAGGTCCTTAGAAATCTGTTGCCAGGCCCTGTATTGAATGAATATGTTTGTATTTAAAATTAGTATGTTAGTAGCAGCTATTTTCTTCAAAGAATAAAATAACAAATCTGTGTTTGATGGGTCCACAAATATTGTTTGTGGTTGCCACGTAACCTTAGTGTGAGAAAACATCTTTGGTTCTATGTATTTAGATACAAAAGGCAGCCGGTGTCCTCCGCTGAATAAACATACTGTCAGACCTGGCAACAGATTACGAGTTACTTCGCTTAATACGTTGCCTGGCAACGGGTACAGGCACATATTGAACTGTTCAGTTGCATAATCTTGACTTACAGTATTTGGAATTTTAGTTAATATTTTCATTAATAAAAATAAATCTAGTAATAGGATGAACCCAGTTAAAACGTTGCCCGCCGTCAATGCACCCATTGTAATATCTAAATAGTGATGCATTGACTCCATTGGTAATCACTTGAAATATAGCAGAATCATAACTGTCAGGCAGTTGGTCTTGAGATTTAGGTATAGCAAGAAATTTATTAAGGGCCAGGTACAAAAATCCGTTTGCCGGTAGATTAGTAATCTCGTGGTTACACGTAGCAATAACTTGATCAAAGTCAAATAAGGAATTTACTACAAATACACACATTTTGTATTGGGACAACGCATGGCGTCCCACTACAGATTCAAGATACTGAGTATCTCCTATGTAGTTGATTCCATTGACCTCGTACTGCTCAGCAAAAGAGATCAATTCATGATCTTGCATAAACATATTGCCATTGTATAAATCAAGTTGAGAAAAATAGCTCATGCTAAGTCTACATCCGTGTTGTAACTGGTGAAGCCGTTTTCTTTGATGACCTTGAGAATGTTCTCTACCCTGCTGGTGAGTTCATCTCTGTGACTCACTAGCCAGATTGACTTGTGACGTTCGCGACTCATCTTCTTTAGCAAGCCTAGTGCATTCTCTACACCTTGTGTGTCCAGGCCGTTGTCAATCATCTCATCAATAAACAACAAGTTGATGGGTGAGTACAAACTTTCCCAAACATCACGGAATGCCCAGCTCATGCTTAGGATGAGTCGATTGCGTTCGCCACGACTCAAGTTGTCAAAGTCTAGTTCACGACCCAGTTCTTCAATACTCACACTCAAGTCATTCATAAACTTCACTGTGTGTGGTAACCCAATTCTATCCAAATAGTGTGTGAGGCGACTGTTGAGATAACTCAAGTTCTGGTCAATGATCTTCTTGCGCACAAACGAATCTTTTGAGGTTAGAAGCTTGAGCAAGAAGTCCTGATGATCTTGCACTCTAGTAAGTTCGTTTAGTGCATCATAACTTACTATCTGCAATGCCTGTTGTTGCATTTCGGTAATTTGTTCTGAATAAGGATCAGTCTCTTGTGCTTTGCTATTGATCTGTGTTAGCAATGTGTTCATGCGACTGCGATGATCAATTGCCTGTGTTTCAGTATCATAATGTGTGACAGGCTGTGCGCCAACTTCTACAGGTGTGTGTTCTGCCAACTGTTCAGCATAGGGATCTGTTTCTGCACGTTTGGCATCAATCTTGTGTTGAATGTTTTCCAACTCACTAGAATGTCGAATAGCTTCTGTTTCTGTTGCATAGTGTGTTGTGGGTTTGGTGCCCAACTTGCCTAATGCGGTTAACGCATCTGTATTTTCCATCCACTGAGTATTGATAGACAATGCTTGTAGCGCCGCTTCTTGCAAGGCTTTTTCTTTGGCAGCCAATACTGTTTCGTGATTGGTATCATGGAAGTCTTGCCCGCAAGCATAGCACTTGTGATTTTTTAACTCTTCAATTTCGGCTTTGAGTTTGTCGATGACCTTTTGTTCTTTGGCCTCGTCTGCCACACAACGAGCAATGTATTTTTCTAAGTCTGCAATGTCTTTGGCTTTTTGGATGTAAGCAGCCAAGTTGGTATGTGCTTGTAGTTCTGCTGTGATATCAATGTGACTGAGTTTGTTGTAGGTTGATTCTAACTCACCAATGTCTTTGTGTTGTTTTTGTTTCCAAGCAGTTTGTCGACCAACAAGAGCAGTATACGCATCTTGTTGTTGTTTTCTTGCAGACCACACGGCTAGATCTTTGTGAGCCAACAGTTCTACTTCTATATCAATCTTGGCTAGATCGTCATACTGCCCAACTAGATAAGCCAAGTCACTGTCGTACTTCTTTTGCCAAAGCACTTGTCTACGCTTTAAACTTTCGATTTGTTCTTCAATGCGCTTGTTGGCTTCTTGTACAGCACGAATTCTAAACTCTTCAGACTGGATAGCATCTTTGGTCTGACGGTTGAGTTCTTTGATGCGGTCAGCACGTTCACTGAGCAAGGTAATACCCAACAACTGCTCGATGATTGTGCGTTGGTCATTGGCTTTTAAACTTAGGAACGGTTCTGTGTATGTGTTTAGCGCCAGCACATGTTTGAACATGTCATGACTCATACCAATAACACGCTCTATGGCGTCTTGTGTCTCTCTCGAATCCCCTTGTGCTTCGTCTTCTGCGGCTTTGTGTTCGTTGTTGACATAAAATTTAAGCACGTTTGGTTTGCGCCCACGCTCAATCTTGTAATCTGTGCCGTTGATGTGAAAGTCTAGACTGACCAACATGTGTTTGGCATTGGTTTTGTTTACTAAGTTGTCTTTGCGGATGTTTGATAGAGCCTGGCCATACAAGGCATAGCTCAAGGCATTGATGATTGTGGTCTTGCCTGTGCCGTTGCGTGATCCATCGCCTCCTAGGTCTAAGTTTTCACCTAACACAAGCGTAAGGTCATTGCGATCAAAATTGATAGCCTGTGTGGCAGCACCCACACTCATAAAGTTTTTAACAGTAAGGTCGCGTATTCGGATCATAAGTTTTGATAAATCTTCAGCAGTAGTCGGTTGTCGTAAAATTCTGACTCAATGTTAGTGAGCTGGTCTGTCACAATCTGATCCACACTCTCAAATTTAATTTCGCCAGGCGCCATGTCTGTGTCTACATCTGAGTTTTTGTTTGGTATCAAACTCATCTCACGCAAGTTGTAGTCTTTCACAAAAGTTTCTTTGATAAAATTGGCTTCTTCGTATGAAATCTCAATGTCTAGTCCAACACGCACATGCATCTTGGGCTTAAGAAGAGCCGGAGCGTTATCAATAAGGTTTGCAAGTCCGTATACTCTATACGTCGGTTGATCAGGCCAAGCATGAAACGCAGGCGCTGCTCCCCATTCCAGTATAGTAAGTCCTCGTTCGTCGTCACCAGCATCTGCATAATTGTGAGGGAACGCATTACCGATATAGGTAATATTTTTCTTAGTCTGTCGTTTGTGGAAGTGTCCGGTGAATACATGTTCAAAATTCTCAAAGTCTTCTCTGCGCACTTCGCCATGATCCGGCATCTCTACCATGGCATTCATTAGATAACCAGGTAGTTCAAAGTGCCCAAACATGTACTTGCCGGTTAGTTTTGGAATACGTTTATGATCGTCTCCGCAGAGCCAAGGGGCAATAACAACATCACCACTATGAAACCAATCGTTGCATATAGTGACATTGGGTAGATGTCTTGCCCACTCGACACTTTGTATATCACGTTTATCGCGATAATAAAGGTCGTGATTCCCAGGTATAAAATACACACGGTCAAAATTAGCATTCAAGTGCTCCAGTGATCGAAGGCTGTAGTTAAGTGTAACAATGTTTAGACTGGCTCGATTGTTGTGCCAGTCGCCTAGGAACATAGCAGTTTCGCAGCCTTCCTCTTTAGCTTTGGCAGTGGCCCATTTTACAAAAGCCAAACAATCTTCATTGTGCAGGGTTGAATTGCTTTTGAGTCCAAAGTGGATGTCAGTGAAGATTGCGGCTTTACGGAATAGATTAGTCATCTTAGTAGTATAACACAACTCAAATCAAAGTCAATGATCAATCTGTCCGCCCATGGCTACATATATCTCTTGATGACTTTTGAAAAATTCCTGTCCTCGACGTTGGTCTATCACATTAGTATACTGTAAAAATTCATATCCGTCTATTGCTGTGGCATTTTGCACTCGATCAGATATTCCTGCTAATTCGGAGTTAGGATGGTTGTGATATTTTTGATACACTAGATCTTTAACAGTCTGAGTAACATGATCGATGCATAGATGTTTGGGAGTTTCAAGATATACCCAAACTATATCTATTCCAACATTGTCGGCAAACTTGACCAAATTATCAAGATACAGCAAATTTTGTATATTTACTGTGACGCATAACTTGGTTGATACATTTTGTGAGGACAAGGCAGCAAATTGTCTTATATGATGCTCAACATTTTTCCACGTTCCGCCACGCTCAATTTCAAACATGCTGCCGGTATTGTCAATGCTTACCAGTATTTCTACCTTGTGGAATTGATCAAACAGGTTAACAATGCTTGCTGGCCAAATACTGCCATTGGTATTGAATTCTAATTGTATGTGTTTTGAATTGCCTGATGTTATAATTTTGTTTAGTAATTCTTCAAGCCCGGGTAACATGAAAGGCTCGCCACCTAGTACATGCAGATATTCAAGGGTGTTTTGTATTTCGAACAAGGAATTTTGAATGGACTTATCAAGATCACTACGAGCAAATTTTAAAAATTGTTTAAGTTCTGTCGCAGTAGATCCAGTATCAGCGTGGCGTAGTTCTTCTACTGCAATTTGAGAACTTGCAATAGGGCCACAAATCCTACATTTAAAGTTACACAGCGATGACGGAGTTATAGTGATATCTCTAATAGCCAAATCATCTATCCATCCTCGATCTAACTGTTTACCAAACTTGTCAATTGCATGTTGTCGTAGACTGGTGCCTTTGGAGTTTTCAATATGCCAGCAAGTGCTACACCCGTCTGGCTTGATGCCTTGTTGCATTTGATCTTTGATTTGTTGGGTAGCAGAATTCTGAAATATCTCGGTTAGTGTGTTGTTGTAGATGTTACCTGTTGGAAATTTAAATTTACAACAAGGACTTGTGGTTCCGCCAACACCAACAAACAACGAAGTAAATGGCAACGGGCATGTTGTATTGTCCGGATAAAAATTTTCTGATTCAATCCCAGCAGTGGGTTCTAAATCAAATGAGATCCACGTAATTGCAGTACTATCGTGTCCGTACTGTTGATTGGCGTGTTGCAACTCTTTTGAGATATTGTACGGCGTGCAAATCACAACAAAAAAATTGCTGACATCCACACTACTCACAGCTCGTTGTAGATGGTTGATAAATTTTTGATCAGGCCGGTGTGAAGTATAAAACACCAGTCGTTGGTCAGGTGTGTATTGTTCTTTGTGGTGCTGTTCCAGTAAAGAAAATATCGCACTGTGTTGATGTGCAATTTCAGCTAGATCTACAAAACATACCAGCTCAAACTTCAAACTTAGTTTGTTACAAAGTGTTTCAGCTGAGACTGGCATGTGGGTTATTCTTGGTGTGTAATAGTAACTGGTCCACTCATAGCAGCCATACCCAGTTTGCCTGAATTCTGTCTAGTCCATGACGGGTTCAATCCGTTCATTTCAAGAATGTCATCTCGGATGTTCTGATTTTTCTTTTCAAGATTAAGAATCCGTGTAAAACTATTAGTAATCGCAGCGGTATAGTAAGCAAAGGGATTTTGCGATTTAGATTCGTCAAACTGTAGACCAATTTGACTAAGTTGAAGTAGAGCTTGTCCACGCATTTCTTCGTTGTAGGTGTAGCCACGCCAGTTTGAACGAGTAGCATATCGTTCACACAGC